CACGTAATATGGAGTAATATCCATATTACGTGCTATTTGTATTCTTGCTGTTTTTGAAAACGACAGCGTCTTTTTGCTCAAATTATTGCAACTTTAAAAGTTCTGATTATGTATTCTTAGTTTAAGATATATTGTACTGAACTTTTTAGTCAGTATAGTACTATTTTATTCAAGATATTATAATTTCCTTTTTAGTTATTTGATACTTCTTGCTTAGTTTATATTTATTATATTGACATTTGCAGTATAGTAATATATATTCAAGTTTGAATATATCTTTTTTAGTTTACGATTTGAGATATTGCTTTTTAAAGCTATAATAAAATTTGTTTTCAACTTTAGGCATTATACCACTTAGTGATGATGAATTTGCCTGATTCATATGATTCACTACCTACTTCAACCGAGGGTTTCCAACAATTAAGGACCTCTATATTAAGTCTTACCCCTATGCAATGATAGCTTACTTAAGGCTAGATGATTTGCATTTTCTATTCAACTGAGGTTTTCCAACAACAAAGGACCTCATTTATAAAAGCACATTGGCATTTATTTTTTTTAATCTCTTTGAATGTGTCTTTTTATTATTATAACATTTTAACCTATTAACGTTTTATTATTGGCGTTATTATATAAATACCCCTTAGCTAGTGCAATTATGTTATGGGGAATCTTTTTGATGCAGCGTTAAGAGTCAGTCTTACCTCGCGCCATGCACATATCTTTTATTACCACGAGGAGTTCTATTTGAGTGATACGAGAGTGTGATTAGGTTTAGAAAGTCGAGATAGCATTTTAGTCCTGTATGTCAGCCTTCACAGGGTTTCAGTAATGCGGCCCCTGGTGTTTAAGATTGAAGAGTGCGGCTATAGTAATTAAATTTTAAAATTTTATTAGCTCTTAATTTGTTTATAATAATAAAAAGTAGAGAAAACCTAATTTCTTTATATTAATGAAATCATAAGTTTAATTAATGTTCGACGACACAAACACGAGGATTGCACAACATATTTATTAAATGTACTTTCGATTCCGATAAGACTGGAATCAGATAGAGAAATTCTCTATATAAATTTTTCTTATTGTAATTTATTATATTCGCGTATACGTGAACGTATGAGAAAAAATAATGGGTTTTGTGGTCATTATTATGACACTTCAGATATACCACCATTCGTTTTATATTATAAATCAAAACCTCTCCCAGATAGATTTGTTTCTTTTGTTGACTTGAATGTCCACAAATTCGATGTTGTAAATATTGAATTTCTGGGCCTTCAAGGAGGGAATCCTAGTATTTCCACAACAAATACAGTTACATTTAGCAATAAAATCCCCTACTTTACAAGAGGCGTTATAACCGAATTCGAGGTAAATTTTCATGAATCACAAACTTTATTTCAAATAGCTACTATCTTTGGTTGTACATTATTTGAGAACGGTTACCCAGCTGATCCAAATGCTGGATTTTATCTTGTTAAAATTACAGCTCGAGGTGAGCAATACATACCCGTGGCTTTATGGGAGTTGGAATACCAATCCTTTGAATATACCAATTTTATTTTTTTCTACTCGTGGATACGAGCGGATGTTCCAGCTTCTTTGTTTTTTAGACCATGGCCAGATAGTGATTATGAGTTCAATAGTGATGACGATGCTTCAGATTATAGCGCGGCATCCACATATGATACTCACGCTTCTAGTTGCGATGATTTGTTTGGTGATCAAGATTTGACTAATTTTGATAACGTAGAAGAGATCGTATTGGACCAACTTCAGTCGGTTCAAAATGGATCCAATTTTGTTGAACAATCTGGTCTATTGACAGCTGCACCATTTGAGGAACAATCAGGTCAGCTCCCATTTCAGACCCAACGTGGGCTTTTTTATTTCTTTCGGACAATACAATTGAAATTGAATTCGAAAGATTATGCTGAACGCTTAGTTGAAGATACGCTTTTGTTGGTAAATGGTTTATACAATTGCCACTATAATGAGAAAATTGATTATCAGCGAGTTGTCACAACTATTATTACATTTTTGAAATTGCGGAGTAATCGCTCCATATTATCAATGTTTGCTGATAGTAAAATTTTAGATTATTTAAAAACTTTAATTACCCCAGAGGAAGAGAGCGGATTTATTGACGCTCTCAATAGTGCTGGTGATATAATTGGAGCGATTAAACAGGGTAAGAAACTTAAGATTTCAAAAGTCTTATATCGACTTGGAATGTTCGCCATGTCCATGTCATTATTTGATAGTGTTGGCTTATCTTTAGATTTGTTTGGTTATACACAGTTTGATAAGGAACTGTTGAAGAGAAAAAACAAATTAACAGGTGATATAGTACTTGATTTAGCTGATGGCGTTATTTTTCTATTAAAGAAAGGTTACCAAATTATTCTCACAGGACGAGTGGATTGTATTTACCATACAGAAGATGAATACTCTAAGTTATATGATGATATTTTGGATTTAAAAGTTAAAAAAGTAGCCTTGAGTAATCCAGAAGCTTTGGGTTTTAATGAATATTGGTATGGAGACAAGCTAGATAAAACTATGGATAAACTTAAGAACATTATTAAGTTTGGGGCTAGCATTGATAAATCTGAGATGAAATACTGGCGTAGCCAGTTGTGTGAACTTGAATTGATTAAAAATAATATTTTGATAGCCAAGAATTGTTCTGAGAGTAGAGAATGTCCATTTTCGTTGTTATTTTTCGCATCTCCAGGAGTTGGTAAATCTACTTTAACTAAATTAACGTTCCAGCACTTAGCCAAAACTCATAGATTACCTACTGAAGATAAATTTATGTATATTCGGAATCCTATGGCAAAATTTACCGATGGTTTTAAATCAGAGATGCATACTTATCTTCTTGATGATATTTCTTTTAAACATCCCGCAGCTAATCCAAATGGAGATGTTTCGCTGGATGAGGTTTACATGTTGCATGGCACTTTTCCGTACATACCAGATCAAGCTGCTCTAGAAGATAAAGGTAAGATTCCAGTGAGAATTAAATTTTTGTTGGGAACGACAAATGTTCGAGATTTGAATGCTTACCATTATTTTTCAGTGCCGAGTGCAATGCAACGCCGGTTTCCATATATTGTCGAAGTGTTTGTTAAAAAACAATATCAGAAAAGTGATGGTTCTGGAATGTTAGATGCTACAAAAGCGGATTGTGATCCAGATGATTACCCCGATTATTGGATGCTAAAAGTATCAAAAATAGTCGTACCTAAACAATTAGGTGAATTGGCGAAGTTACTGCATGTAAATACTTTCCATGATATAAATGATTTTACTGAATGGCTATCTCACGCTTCGAGAGAACATTTTGAAAATGAGAAAATTATGACAACATCCTTTACGAATATGAGAACAGTCCCAATATGTGACACTTGTTTTCGTAACATACGTAAGTGTAATTGTTTAAAAGAGCAAACTGGTTTTCGTGAGGATAGTGTCATGTCTTGGTTTACTTATTGGTTAGCTTTATTTTTCTATTATTTGTATCGAAATTTAGCTTATATTATGTTAGACAGAACTTACTGGAAAATTAGAAACATTTTAGAATCCTATTTAGAATCTTGGGATTATCGATGTGTGAACGAATATGTTAGACGTAGGCGTTTACTTGATATAGCTCATTCGGCTAGGAAGAAAATTGGATACCCAGAGGCATTCGGACTTTTAGTTACCATATTGGTTTCATTTTACGCTATTTTTAAATTTAGACGTACAGTGGCAGGGGTTAATTTCGTGGAGCAATCTTCTAACACTAATGAGGAGAAAGACTCAACGAAACCTCGTCCTCCTAAGGCGAATGGTCACGAAAAAGAACAAACTTGGGTTGCCAATGATAAAAAACTTAGTACGTTAGATTTATCACCTCAGATTCTTAGTTCGCTACAACATTCTCGTGAAGAATTTAGCGCAACGATATCGCGTAATGTTGTTAGGCTTATAATTTATGATGTTAAAGAACCTAAGAATAAATTTGTTAATAATGGTGTTGTAGTGCGGGGAAACACAATATTGTGTAATGCACATTATTTTAATAACATCAAAGCTAAACAATTACGAATGATTATCATTTCTAGCGAATTGGGTGATGGTGTTAATGAGAAAATAGACATTCTTTTGGATAAGGACTTATTATACTTGGATTACTACAGAGACATAGCAGTTTTTGTAGCCCATTCTTTGGTTCCAAAGCGGGATATTAGCAAATATTTTGCAAAGCGTGGAGTATACACAGAAGCAACTGGCACACTTATAGGGCGTGATCCTCGTTATGGAACAATTCAGTATAATACTATTCATGGTGTAACACTGAAAGATGATTATTCAGACACTTGGGGATCCCATCCTTATAAGGGTCCTGCAACTTTTGGATTATCTACCATTCTTACGGTAGATGGAGATTGTGGGTCTTTATTAGTAGCCCACACTCCTAAAGGTCATTTTATAACTGGTATACATCGAGCTGGTAACATTGAAAAAATGGTTATTGGAATTCTTATTTATTACGAAGATTTATTGAATGTTTTAAGTAAAATACCAACGTTGGCAGTGAATGCTGGCGTGCCTAAATTGGCCCATACAGTACAAAGTTTGCACCCTAAGTCCGTGTTTAATTATATTCAAGATGGTACAGCAGCCGTTTATGGTTCTATTTCAGATTTTAAGACAAATCAACGGAGCAGAGTGTGCGCAACTATAATGCGAGATTATTTGGTTAGATATGAAGGGTATCCGGTTGATTATAGACCACCACAACTTAAGGGTTACAAACCCTTTTATATAGCTGCGCTAGGTTTAACGAAACCTATAACCGATTTTAATGAGATTTTACTAAGAAATTGTGCCTCTTCATTTTTGAAAGATATTTATAAAAATTTACCAGATGGAGAAGTACCTTTTTTAGTGCACAAATATGATGAGTTTACTTGTGTTAATGGTGCTGCGGGTGTAGCTTTTGTAGATGGTATCAATCGTTCGACATCAATGGGTTATCCCCATTGTACTACTAAGCGAAAGTTTTTAAACAAGTTACCACCTCAGAGAGATTTACCCGAGCCCGTAGAATTCACAGATGAAATACGAGAAGAATTATTTAGATGTTTAGAAGTTTATAAAACTTCCCAACGTACTTATCCAGTGTATAAGGCTACGTTAAAAGATGAAGCTGTTTCTCATAGTAAATATCTCATTGGTAAAACTCGAGTTTTTGGTAGTGCTCCGATTGTTTATATTTTAATCCAACGTATGTATTTTTTGTCGAGTGTTAGACTTATACAAACACATAAGATGGCTTTTGAATGTGCAGTTGGAGTGATTGCAACAACACGGGAGTGGGAATTATTTTACAATAAGCTAAATGTTTTTCCATACAAGTTTGCTGGTGATTTTAAATTGTTTGATAAACAAATGTGTCCCTTAGTTATACTTTTAGCTTATTGGATATTAATTCAAATCAATATGAGCTCCGGGAATTATACTGCAGAAGATGAAAAAATAATGTGGGGAATCGCCACTGATACAGCGTATCCTTTTATGTTATATAATGGTGATTTTGTACAATTTTCTGGTTCTAATCCATCTGGTCAATCATTGACAGTTATCATTAATTCACTTGTTAATAGTTTGTACTTGCGGTACACTTATGCCATTTTGTACCGAGAGAATGTTTGCGATTCTTCATCTGATGAAGAAATTTTGAATAGTTTTCAAGACCACGTTATGTTATTTGTGTATGGTGATGATAATCAAATTTCAACAGATATGGCATGGTTTAATTTCTCAAATGTTCAACGAGTATTTAAATCTGTGGGTATAACATATACGCCCCCAACCAAGGACGATTCGACTTACGATTTTATGGAAATGGATGATATTGATTTTTTGAAGAGATCTTATAAATATGACGATGATCTTAATGCTATTGTAGCACCATTGTCTATTGATTCTATTAATAAAATGCTCACAACGTGGGTGGCCTCAGATTCCATATCCCCGGAAGTACAAGCTTTAGCTACCATTAGTTCAGCAATTAGAGAGTACTTCTTCCATGGGCGCGGAGTTTTTGAGGAGAAGCGGGCTATGTTTATACGTTTACTTAAACATTTAAACTTGGAACATGGGATTAATTTAACAATTTTACCAACTTACGAATTATTGGTGGATCGTTATAACGATGCCTCCGATAAAATATTTGCTCGTTTACCTCAGCATTCTTTCACAGAACAATCTGGTATCCTTTCTACTAGGCCATTTATTGATTTATTTTTTATCTTGTACAATGCGATACCGTTTGTGGAAGTTTATATAATATTTTATTTTTCCATAGTTTTTATAATGAGAAAAATAATTCAGCGCTTGATTTAATTCAAGCTTAGGGCTTTTGGTACTAAGTCCTTTAAACCAAAAAGTACCCATCAATAATAGTTACTGCCTTAATCAGATTTAACATTATTATCCTAAAGAATAAGGAGAATGGATTATTGATGTTATCCGCCTGGGCGTGCCCCAAAGATGCTTTTTAGCACAGAGTTTAGATCCTAGAATTAGAGGTGGAGCTCACAGTGGATAATAATGGTGTGTAACATAGCTTGAGTCGACAGTTGCACACTAAACGGACTTACTAAAATACAAGCTTTTCACCCGGGCGATGACCCGGAGACCAAACCTTTGGTCGAGGTAGTGGATTTGCCTCGTCCCGGAAATGATTTTAAGGAGCAATCCGGACAAATGGATTCCGTTATGGCTAGTTCCAACAGCGAAGAAGTTACGGAAACTTCTGTTAACGTTGATTTCGATTCCAATAATACTGGGGTAATATTGGATTTACCACAAACTATTCGAACCGAACAAACAACGACTTCTGTTGATTCGGAACTATCCAAATTTTTAATGAGACCAGTTAATATTTTAACTTATAGTTGGACTTTAGGAGGAAATATTCCAGTTTCAATAGATCCTTGGTTTTTATTTTTTAATCATCCTTCCATTAAGAAAAAGATTGATAATTATTACTTAATGCGATGTAATTTGAAACTCAAAATTTTAATTAATGCATCACCATTTTATTATGGTTGTATGATTGCTTCCTATAGACCACTTAAATCTTTTAGCAACCCATCTTTTACTGCGTTTGGTGATCCTCTTATTCTTTATTCTCAGTTGCCTCATGTTTATTTATATCCTTCTGCGTCTCAAGGTGGCTCAATGTTGTTACCATTTGTGTATCATAAGGAGTGGTTAGATATTACTAGTGCTTCCGACGTCACTAATATGGGACAACTACTTTTGGTTGTGATGGACCCTTTAAAAACTGCTAGTACATCGACTACACCTGTTTCCATTCAAATTTACGCTTGGGCTGAAGATATTCAACTGTCTGGCCCAACTGTTAAGTTTTCTTTGCAGTCCGGTAAGTTGGATGAATATGGGCAAGGTATTATTTCAAAACCAGCGTCTGCTATTGCTAGGGCAGCAGGATCTCTCACTAATGTGCCTATTATTGGTCCTTTTGCTACGGCTACTCAAATAGCAGGATCTGCCATCTCTTCTATAGCTTCTTTGTTTGGTTACACAAATGTACCAGTAATAGATGATGTGCATTCAGTTAGAACTCATCCTATGCCTGCTATGGCAGCTACAGATATTGGAACTAGTGTATCTAAGTTAACTCTAGATTCTAAGAATGAGTTAACTGTGGATCCATCAGTTTGTGGAGTTGATTTTGGTGATGAATTAGCTATAACCAACTTTGTTACGCGCGAATCATACCTAACGCAATTTGCTTGGACAACTGCACGTTCTCCTGCTGATTTGTTGTTTAATGTGGGTATTTCGCCAATGCTTAGTTTGCATACAGCGCAAACTGGTCAAACACTTATCAACCATACTCCAATGGCTCTTATGCAATATTTATTTGATTTTTGGCGTGGAGATATTGAGGTTAGATTCAAAGTTATTTGTTCTCAGTACCATAGAGGAAGATTGAGAATATCATGGGACCCCATTGGTGATATTGCGGCCACTACTCAATCCACAACTGAAGTTTATACAAAGATAGTAGATATAAGTGATACGACTGATTTTACTATTCGTATTCCATATATGGCTAGCACAGCATATTTGGATACTACGCGAGCTAATGTTACACGTTTTTCTACTACTGCTTTAACAAAACAGGGGTATGAGAATGGTGTTTTAACTGTGCGAGTGTTAACTGAGTTAACTGCACCAGTTTCTACCGCTAATATTAATGTGCTTGTATTTGTTAGAGGAACCGATAATTTAGAATTTGCTACACCGCGTGAGCACAATTTTGCTAATGATTTATCTCCTTTTACCATACAATCAGGTATGCTAGCATATGATAATGAGGAAGAAGATGTTTCATCAATTGCTTTGGCACCTTCAAAGGTTCCACGACATATTAATTTAATTTATCATGGTGAAACTATTAAAAGTCTTAGAACTTTATTACGACGGGCACATTTTGTGCGTTCCCAACACATATCTAATGGATTAAATACGACTTTTAATATATTAGTACGCGAAACTCAATTTTCTCGGTTTCCTATGGCTCCCGGCTTTGATCCTAATGGAATACATACTGCTAATAAAGCTTTGGTAGCTGGTACTGCTCCTTATAATTGGGTTCAGTATACGTTAATATCTTTATTGGGGTCATGCTTTTTAGCTTGTCGTGGTTCTATTATTTGGTACGCAGAAGCTTTGAGAGGTGATAGTGCTGTTGAATTACGGTTAGGAAGACCTGGCAATACTACAGCTCTTGCGGTAACTGATTACACCACACCTAGCTTTTTAGGACATCCACCTAGTACCATTACTGGAATAGTTCGCACAGATGCTATAACAGATTCATCAACGGCGGGTGGTGTTGATATCACTAAAACGGACCGTTTGCCTACAACGTCTGTTTGTGCACCTTTTTATAGTCCTTATAAGTTCAGAAATTGTAGTCACCAGGACGCCGTTCTGGGATCTTCGGTAGATTTTTCAGTTGTTGATAAACTGTCTCTTAGAGAAAGAAGTATGCCAAGAGTGAATCTTGCTGCTAATGCCGAGTGGGGAAATTCCACACAGTATTCTTATTATTGTTCTGCAGGACCTGATTTCTCTTTTACTTTCTTTCTTGCCGTTCCACCGCTTTATAGATATAATTCGGTGCCTACGGCTCCCTAGGTTTTCTAGGGAACAATTTTAACCAAAACGTACATGTACGGTGTGTACGTCCTCTCATTAGCCCTTAGGTTTTATGGGGAGAGGTTTGGCGCATGCTGATCGTGAAACATACTTTATATTTTTATTTTATATCCATATTGGGTTTTGTAGCTTCACGATTAGTGAGGTGAAATTTTTACCAATGTGGACGCCGTAGTCTTTCACGATTTGATGCGGACGCCCGAAT